GCTATGAATTATTTTTGTCTTTGCTCTCATACTTCGGATCTTCCTCTTCTCTTACCCTCCAGTACTCATCCAGCAGTTCTTGTAAATATCTGGCTGCTGTACCGGGGGCATAGGTAACAATGTCTGCGAGATAACTCCCTCTGGGTATCCAGTGTATATCGTCCCCGTCCTTTGAATAGATGTGTGTACCAGCAATAAACGGATAGAACATTACCAGATCGGAGGGCTTCTCAATTCGAACAGGACGATCATCCCCACCATACGAATAAAAGATCTCTGCACCTAAACGCTTATAGCATTCATACGGAGTCTCCCCAGGTTCACAGGCGAGCATGCCGAACCAATCATACAGATCGCACTTACCGCTAAATTTACTCATATGCTTTCAGCACCTCTGCCATCTTCTTCGGAACATCCTTTCTCCGGATGCCCCGTTCAACTACTTTTCCGTCAACGACGATCCTGAACTTATCTCCAGGCTCCGGTAGAAGTTCCAGCTTACCATAACCTGTATAGTGAGGCTCACTCATCGGCAGTATCCTCTGCCGTAGTCTCCAATGCGCTGATCTCGATCTCTCCACCGCAGGCAGCATATCCTGCAAGGTCAATCCAGTTATCAGCTTTGGCATGACCGGAGGCGATGCGGATAAGCTTTAACAAAGCAAGCATGGCCGCAACATCTTTCGCATCCAAAAGCCTATGCCCAGTTCTGGCAATGTAGATGTTCCACATAGCAGCGATGGAAAGAAAATTTGTTTCCGGAGTGCCATAGTCCTGCTGCCGATCACCATTTACACACTGTAGTGCTTGGTCGAGTATCTCTTGTCTTGTCATTTATTCAGTACCTCTTCTTTATATTTACCGGTTTCATTCACCCAGGTAGCCGCAGCTTCGAGGGCTTTGTTGTGGTCGTAGAATAACTTCCGCTGGGATAGTTCATGCTTATCCCGTAATATCAGAAGGATCATATCCCAGCTCGTACCCATGATGTATCTTCGCCAGAGGATGTCCTTGTAATACGAATCAATCTCTGCGTCCTTTATAAACTGCCGAATTACATTTCGTTTTCTTTCAACGATCTCTTCCCACTTATGAAGACTGGTCTCCGCATCTCCGAGATTCGCCAGTGTTGCATTCCGATCAGAGCCACCGCCGCCCGGCATCCCTGTGATCGCCGTTGTGGTTTTGGTAGCCGCTTCATACATCGACAGATATTTATTCCTCTGGTCTTCGGAGAGAGACGAGAAGAGCAGTGCGGATTCGAGGAATGACTTTATAGATTCTGCACTAACTCCCATAAATGCCGTTCTCCTTCTTCACCCCAGAAATGAAATGCGCGGTCATCAATAAACAGATGGGCAATAACCTTGCGAGGATTCTGCCCCGTATTCTGTATAGTTTCCGGGACATTATCATTGACCGCATCAAACTCAAGGCCGTGATCCCTACACCACTCAACCGCCTCAGCGAGGTAGTGCCCCTCTCTACTTGTCCACAGGATAAGCTTAACTCCCATGGTCTGAGCCAGCTTGAGGAGCTCAATCAGATTCACATTAGGCTTCCCGATATTCGGCCATGTACCTCCGGTAGTGAGCGTCCCGTCGAAGTCGATCGCCCAGATCTGGGTTTTCTTCTCCACCTTTTTTTCCTTTTCTTTTTCGCGCTTTTCTTTCTGCTTCTTGGCCTGAGCCATCAGCTTCAACCCCTGAATTACCGCCGGGTTCGTCGAGTTGATCACATACTTTGGCGCTGTTGTCTTTTGCATTCTGCTCCTCCATGTACTTCTTGTAGTCATTATGATACCAATTGAGAAGATCTTTCTCACTGATTGTACGGAACCAGTAGAGGACAGCCTCGTCTTCCGTATAGAACCTGGGGTAGTCATCCATATACATGGCCATCGCTACCCACTCCGGACCGAATCCGTATTCGATCGGATTATCTCCATTGTGCTTTTCGTACAGCTTCAGATCTTTCATTTGTCCACCTGCGTCATAAGCTTGGTGAGGTTATCCTGCATCTTCTGGATCTCATCCCGCATGTCAATCCAGCTACCAGAACGCTCATCATACTGGAGGCAGTCCCCGGGAACAAAGTAGCCTGGTGTATCATAGCCACCTTCCCTCTGTACATATTCAAAGTACTTCTCCGCTCTATCCGGATCACGAATGAACATATAGGAGGCATGTTCAAACGCTTCGATTCCACCCTGACCTGTGCAGTTTTCAAAAGTGTAGGTAAACAACTCCACGCCATCGATGGATTTCATCTGCTCCTCATAAGCGAGGCATTCCTCTTCGTCTTCAAATTCTTCACCGTCATCCGCGATATAAATGTTTTTAATCTCCATGCTTTATGTATCCTTTCAATGCATCCAATAAACTCTTCTGTGTTGCGTCCTTACTTTGTAATGCTCTCAATACTTTTTCATCCAGCGTGTCCTCGCAGATAATGTGATGAACTATAACCGGGTGCTCCTGGCCCTGCCTATGTAAACGACCCAAGCTTTGCTGATACAATTCTAACGACCATGGGAGACCAAACCACACCATGATATGCGAACCCTCTTGCAGATTGATTCCATACCCGGCAGAAGCTGGGTGGCAGAGGAGCATTGGTATCTCTCCGTTATTCCATCTCTCGATATCCGCGCTGCCTTTTAGCACTACCGCTTCCGGATGTCTGGCAAGTATCCTATCCATATCATGCTTATACGAATAGAAGACCAAGATCGGCTGGCCCTGTGATGCTTCTACGATTTCATCGAGCGCATCCAGCTTCTGATCGTGGAGGTGAAATACCCCTCCGTTGTCATCGTAGACTGCTCCGTTTGCCATCTGCAATAACTTCCCGGAGAGCGTTGCTGCTGACTCGCCAATGACTGCTGAGTCCATGTTGTCAATTGTGTCCAACTTGGAATCCAAGAGAGGTAGCACTTTATCCCTTTCAAACTGATCATAGATCTTTCTCTCTTTCCTAGTCATCCGGACTCGAACTTCATTTAATATTATCGGAGGTATTTCCAACCAATCCTCTTTGCTCATAGACAAGCATATATCAGATAGCCTCCGGTCTATCTTCTCCTTCGCTCCAGTCCGCAGCTTGTACTCATAAACAATGTATCCGTTATGCGCTCCGGCATAAAAGAACTCCTGTCGATATGAGCCAATAAATCTGCCGAGTCTTTCGCCATTATCGATGAGATAAATCTGCGCCCACAGATCCATATACCCATTAGATGCCGGTGTTCCGGTCAAGCCCCAGACATAATCGCATTGCCTGATCACCCGCCTAAGCATCTTAAACCGCTTTGCCTGTGGGGATTTGAAACTGGATAGCTCATCAATGATAACCATGTCATACGGCCAGATCCCATTATGGTATTCCACCAGCCACTGGACATTCTCCCGGTTAATAACATAGACATCCGCTTCTTCTTCCAGTGCTGCTATCCTTTCAGACTTAGAACCAAGAACTCTGCTTACCCTCAGGTCATGTAGGTGATCCCATTTTTTCTGTTCAGCTGACCAAGTGGATTCTGCCACGCGCTTCGGAGCTATGACTAAAACCTTTTCTACCCGGTAGTCATCGATCAATTCCTTGACTACAGTTAATGAAGTGACTGTTTTACCAAGACCCATGTCCAGGAACAAAGCGCAGTGGGAATGAGTGCGGAGAAAGTCCATTGCTATAAGCTGGTAGGGTTTAGGTTCGAACTGCATTCTTCCTCAACTCCTGATGAAGTCTCGCATGTTCACTTCGAGTCATAACCATCAAATTAGATGGGTCATTGTTATGCCGATCTAGATCAATGTGATGTACTACCTCGTCCGGAAGTAAAGGTCTTCCTAGCATTTCTTCTGCAATCTGAATATGAACCTTCTTACCTCTAAGTTTATAATAGCTACGACCATCTCTATAAGCCGGGTTCTTATCTCCAATATGGCTTTCACTAATTTTCACTTTAGTTTCTTCAGATCTTACAGATCCTAAATTTAGTCTGCCTATATCTTTTAATTGGCAATCCCTACAACAATAATTATGTTCTGTTATATCACCCGGTTTTTTGTTAAATTCTTTACCACAATAATCGCATACCACAACTGGACGCTGCTGCCTTCTCTTCTCTTTGAAGCAATCTATCGAGCAGAAATTGTGCTTTGTTCTTTTTACTTCTGCTAATGGTTTGTCAAATTCAATTCCACAACACTCACATATTACTTTCATTCTCTACTTGACTCCACCTTCTTCATGATCTCCTGCACAAGTTTGATCCTGTCTTCTATAGGTGTATACTTCAATGCCGGGAGACCAAGCTTATTTCGTACATAAGTAATGTAGGAGGTGTATGAACCTAGTTCATCAGCAATGCCTCTATCAGACTCTGCGTTTATATACAGATCGAGTACAGCTTTTTCTGTTTTTGATAACTTATTATTATTCACACCGGATCTGTTTTGCCTCGGTTTAAAAATCCTATCTGCGAATTTAGTGGATGCCTCCGGATGATCGAGACAATTAATGCACTTAGGATAAGGACAATTAAGGCACAACTGGATATTCTCATAGCTGTCACCGACATACTCCTGGAAGACAGCGTGATCCATGGGCTTCTTCATGCCTCATCCCCTCCGTATAGCTTATCCATTCTCTCCTTAACTTCCGCCACGAGTTGCTCTCGTATGTGCTTTGGAGTACGTCGTATGACCGGAAGCCCAAGACTTGATCTCGCCTGTCTCACTGTGCCGGGCTGTAATGTTGAATGGCTTGCTATGTCCTTGTCATCAACCGATGTTACATAATACTGAAGTACTAACTTTTCTGCCGGAGACAACCCTTTCTTTGGTCGGCCACCGTGGGTCCGTCTCATCGTCCTCTTACCACTCGGAGTTCCATGCTTGCTCCTAACGTCAAGGCAATTCACGCATTTAGGGAGCGGACAGTTCAGACACATGTTGATCATCTCGGTATTATCACCAACAATAAATGCCACTTAACCATCTCCTCTTACCTTATAATCTTTCATCGCATACAGCAGACAAAGATCGGAGCAATAATAAACATTGTTATCCATCTCATAGCGATCATCGTA